TTACTGTTAGGTTCGGTATATACTTTTCAACCGAATCTTTAATTTCTGATTCGATATCGTTAAATGTTGGTCCGTCTAAAGGTTCAAAAATGAACTCATATAATCTTGTTCCAAAATCAGGTAGATAATATCTAGTCCCTTTTCTTGTCAATAGTAAATGTATTAGATTTGAGCGTATCTCTTCACGTTCAGTATCTGATAAATCTAAAAACTTACCATTATACGAATCTCTAAAAGGGAAATTAATACCATATGTTAATCCTTCTGCCATATAACATAAATATAATGTCGTTATAAATTTTTTGTATAACGTTATAAAATAAAAAACTCTCGACATTGCCGAGAGTTTTTATAATTTACGGTTTTTTTAAGATGAACACCCAAAACATTCAAATTCTGAATCTTGAGGTTTTTGTGGTATCACATCAACTGTTGGTTTTTCTTTTACAGGTTTTTCTCTTTTTGAGATATCCACCGCTAAGTGTTTAGCCCCCGTCGAAATCGCTTTAGTTCGGATATAGTAACTTAAAGTCTTTAACCCTCTCTCCCAACCGTGAAAGTGAGATGAGGTAATTTTTGACAATGTTGGGTTACTCATATAGATATTCATTGATTGAGATTGGTCAATATAAGGAGCTCTTTCAGCCGCCATATCAATCAATTCTCTTTGTGAAATCTCCCAAATCGTTTTATACTTAGACATTAAGTGTTCTATTCGTTTAACTTTCTTGTTGTAATTTTTATCCTCAACATCAAGATAATGATTGAAATTAACGTTCTGAATTGAACCCTCATTTAGTATGATATCATTTTTCAAATCTTCAGACCAAATTCCTAATTTTTCAAAATCTTGTATTAAGTATTTATTTACTATCAAAATCTCACCACCTACAACTCTTCTGTTAAACAATGCCGAATGAGCGGGTTCTGTCATTTCAAATGAACCTGTAATTTTTGCTGAAGACGCAACAGGCATTTGAGCCGTGAATAATGAATTACATACACCGTATTTCATTACACTTTCTTTTAATGAACTCCAATCCCACATTCCTGATAAATCATCCTCAGTCATTCCCCACATATCAAATTGGAATTCCCCTTTTGACATAGGTGAACCTTTGAAGTATTCATAAGGTGCGTATTTTTCTTCAATACATAATTGGTTACTTTCTGTTATTGCCGCAAAATAGATAGTTTCAAATATCATTTTGTTTAATCCACGAGCTTCATTGGATGTGAAGACATAATCCAATAAATAAAATACGTCAGCCAATCCTTGAACTCCAATAGCAATTGCTCTTTGTTCTAAACCACCTTTTCTTCCTTTTTCTGTTGAGTAACTATTAATGTTAATAACTTTATTTAAAGTTCTTGTTACTTTTCTAACCTCATCAAATAATAGTTTGAAGTCAAACTTACCATCAACGATAAAGTTTTTCAACACCATTGATGATAACGTACAGATAGCCGTAGTTTCTTCATCAGTATATTGGAAAATCTCAGCACATAAGTTAGATTGGTGAATTACCCCAATGTTTTGGTGGTTAGTTTTTCTATTAGCATTGTCTTTAGAACATAAGTAAGGAACACCTGTTTCAATTTGTGATTCAATAATCTTAGTCCAAATTTCAGTAGCACTAACTTTTTTACCAAGACCTAACTCAACCGCCTTCTCATAAGTTTCTTCATACTCAGTACCGTAAGACTCTTGTAATGGTTTCAATCCCGCTTTCTTAATGTCATTAGGACAGAACAAATACCAATCAGAATTATTTCTAACCGCTTTCATAAAGTTATCAGGAATCCACAATGCTGTAAACAAATCTCTCGCTCTCAACTCATCTTTACCTGTATTCTTTTTGATATCCAATAAATCAAAGATATCTTTGTGCCAAGGTTCGATGTAGATAGCCGCACTACCAGGTCTTCTACCTTGTTGATTAAAGAATCTTAATGATTCGTTAACAATTTTAAGATACTTTAATAATCCACCCGCAAAACCACCTGAAGTTGTGATACGACTTTCTTTACTTCTTTGATTTGACATACATAACCCAATACCCGCAGCGTCTGATGAGTATGTTGAAATGTCATTCAATGTTCCTAACAAACCTTGTCTTGAATCTGAATTGTTGTAATGTAGTACACACGATGCTAACTGAGGGATTAAAGTCCCTGAGTTAATCATAATTGGGGTTGCTTTAGAAATTCTTTGTTCTGACAATGATTTGTAATAATCAACCGCCTCTTCGTAACTATCAGTCACCCACAACGCAATTCTCATATACATATGTTGTGGTCTTTCAACAACCTTACCATTTGGTAACTTCAACAAATACATTTCTTGTAATGCTTTCCAAGCAAAATAATCAAAGTTATAATCATTTTCGTGATTGATAATAGAATCAATCTTACTTGGTCCGTATTTCTCGATAACACTCATTAAATTATCGTGAACAACACCTTCAGTGTGTAAAATGTGCATAGTTTCACTAAAACTATCAATAGTGTCTTTGTGATATGCTGAAATAGCAACTGAAGACGCCAATCGTGAATAGTCGTGATGACTACCTGTGTATGAAGACGCAATCTCATACACCAATTTATCTAATTCTTTTGTCGTGATGTAACCCTCAGTTGGTAGAGAAGTTGTCACTTTAATAAAAATCTCATCAAAGTTAACATTAAGACCTTTAGCAGCCTTTTTAACTCTGTTGTAAATTTTTTGAGGATTAAAAGATTGTTTCTCCCCGTTTCTTTTTTTAATTTTTAATGACATCATAATGATAATAATATTTTATTAAAACTCATCTGTAAAAGAAATTGTCTCATTCAATTTCGCCTTTTGATATTCAAGTGTTCTATTTTCAAAGAAATTACCTTTAGTTTCAACCGCAATCTGTTCCATAAATTTGAAAGGTTGTTCCACGTTAAATTCTTTACTACAACCTAACTTATATAATAAACCATCAACAACGAACTCTAAATATTGTTTCATTAAATTAGAATTCATCCCAATTAATGAAACAGGTAGTGATTCAGTTATAAACTCCTTTTCAATCTCTAACGCTGAAAGTAATATTTCTTTAATTCTTTTCTCACTTGGTTTGTTAACAATATGGTTATTTAACAAGTGAATTGCGAAATCACAATGAAGATTCTCATCTTTAAAAATTAATGAGTTAGCGTCACATAATCCTTGCATAATCCCTCTTGATTTTAACCAAAATATTGAACAGAACGAACCTGAAAAAAAGATTCCTTCAACTGCGACAAACGCTATCAATCGTTCTTGAAACGATGAGTTTTCAATCCAATCTAAAGCCCATTTAGCTTTTTTCTGAACCGCTGGTAGTCTGTCAATCGCGTGGAAACAATCGTCCTTTTCTTTTGAGTCTGTGATATAAGTATCAATCAATAACGAATAAGTTAACGAGTGTTCATTCTCCATCGCAATCTGAAATCCGTAGAAAAACTTCGCTTCAGGAAACTGAACCTCTCTTGAGAAGTTCTCAGCAATATTTTCATTAACAATACCATCAGATGCCGCAAAAAACGCTAAAATATTTTTAATGAAATATTTTTCATTATCTGATAAATTACTCCAATCTCGGACATCATCACTTAAATCAAATTCTTCGGCCGTCCAAAACGCCGCCTTGTGTTGTGCATAAAATTCCCAAATATCGTGATATTGGATTGGGAATACTACAAATCTATCAGGATTTGTTCTTAAAATTGGTTCTATATTATTTTCCATATTATTGTTCATCTTTTTTATTTTCATCATCTTTTTTCTTCTGTGCGTCACGTTCTTTACGTCTCTCCAATAACTCACGAACTTTATCACGTTGTTTTTGGTCGTTTTGTTCTTCAAGACCTAAGAATGTAACTGAAGATTCAGTATCAATATCTAACATTCCATTGTCAAATTTACAATTTTCAAACACAACACCATCATCACCAATACGTGACTTAGTAATCGCAATAGTTGCCAATTTCAATTCTTTTTGTTGTAATGACTTAGCAAC